GAGACTCTCAACGATGACATCGAGGGCATGAAGCGTAAGATTCAACGCCTACAGGAAAGAGTAATACTTAACGAAGGAAGCAAGGAGTGATATTTTTTGATATAGAAACCAATGGATTGTCGGACTGGACACACCAGTCTGACCTAGAGACATTACATTGTCTTGTCCTCATCGACGAAGACGACAACGTCTTTAGGTACAGGAACGACAACATCATGGAGGGACTGGCGAAGCTGAAACAAGCTGACATTATCGTTGGACACAACTCTATTGGTTTTGACTACCCTGCCCTCAAGAAGCTCTACGGGTTCACCCACAATAATGTGTGGGATACAATGGTTATGTCGAGGTGTATTTATCCTGACATTAGGACCAATGACTTACGTGCTCAACATGACAGGAGTATCGTAGGCTCACACAGTCTAGGAGCTTGGGGTAGGCGTATCGGTGTTCTTAAATCCGACCACGGTGCTACCGAGGATTGGAGTGTATGGTCACAGGAAATGGAAGACTACTGCGTTCAAGACGTCGTCGTCACCAAAGCCTTGTTTACCTACTTAATGAAGAAGAACCCAAGCAAGACTATGCTAAACCTTGAGCACCAGTTTGCTAGGGCTATGCGTAACCAAGAATGGAATGGCTTCCCGTTTGATGTCGAGGGAGCTACCAAGCTTGAGAGCGAGCTATGTATTCGTCGAGTAGAACTTAAGGACAAACTTGAATCTATCTTTGAGCCTACAGTTCTGGAGATGAAGAGCCAACTATGGGAGACATCTGACGGCAAGGAGTGGTCGACCAAGAAGAGTGCTATGGAGGCTGGTTACAAGAATGACCAAATTACAAAGGGACGTCACAAGACCAAGACGATTCCGTTTAACCCTGCATCCCGTGACCAGATAGCCGTTCGTCTTATGGCTCGTGGGTGGAAGCCTCAAGCTTACGATGGCAAACGCCCACAGATTAACGAAGGTGTCCTGAAGGGTATCGGAACTCCAGAGGCTTTGATGCTTCTGGAATATCTGTTGGTTTCTAAACGACTTGGTCAACTGTCCGAGGGTCGTCAAGGGTGGTTGAAGCTTGAAAAGAAAGGACGCATCCACGGCTCTATTATAACCAACGGTACTATATCTGGGCGATGCAGTCACAGGAATCCTAACGTTGCACAAGTACCCGCTGTTCGTGCTCCCTACGGTGCAGAGTGTCGTAGTCTTTTTCATGCCCCCAAGGGTAAAGTCCTTGTGGGCTGTGATGCCTCTGGGTTGGAGTTACGTTGTCTGGCACACTACCTACACACGTATGACAAAGGTGCCTATGAACGAGAGATTCTTGAAGGTGACATCCACACGGCAAACCAAAAAGCCGCTGGTCTTCCCACACGGGATGACGCCAAAACTTTCATCTATGCCTTCCTTTATGGTGCTGGTGACTCCAAGATTGGACAAATCGTTGGAGGCTCTAACAAAGAAGGTAAGAAGTTGAAGACGTCGTTCATGAACAAGACACCCGCCATCAAGCGGTTGACGGACGCTATAGCCAACGTCGTCGAGACTAGAGGTTCCTTGACAGGAATAGACGGGCGTATCCTTCCCTGTCGTTCAGCACATAGTGCCTTGAATCTTTTACTACAATCCAGCGGTGCGGTTATAATGAAACAATCTTTGATTGAATTCCAGAAGGTTGCCACTAAACCATATGAGCTACACGCTAACGTTCACGATGAGGTTCAATTCAGTTGTTCCCCTGAACACGCTGAAGAGCTAGGACAACACTATGTTGACTCGATAGCAAAAGCTGGGCAAACTCTGAACTTCAAGTGTAAGCTTGATGGTGAATATAAAATAGGAAACAACTGGAAGGAGACCCACTAATATGACTACAGCAATAATTGACGGAGATATGCTAGCCTACAGAGCCGCTTCAAGTTCTGAGAAAGAGATAAGATGGAGCGATGATATCTTCACCCTACAGCTAGACCTGAATGAGGCTAAGGATAAGTTCTCAACGAACCTTAACCACATCCTCAAGAAACTAGGAACCGACCAGTACGTCTGTGCGTTCAGTCCCTCAAAGACATTCAGGCACGAGATATGCACGACATATAAAGCCAACCGTAAGACAAAGCGTAAGCCTCTTGGCTACTCTACCTTGCTAGGGGATTTGTTCATTATGCACAATGGTGTTCGCTTTCCTAACGTCGAGGCTGACGACGCTATCGGTATCCTGTGTACGGGTAATGATAGTTACATCGCTGTCTCTGGGGACAAGGACTTTGCTACGCTTCCCTGTCGTTGGTATAACGACCTCAAGGATGAGATGTCCGAGCGTACCGTGGAGGAGGCTAACTACAACCATCTCGTCCAGACTCTTACAGGGGATGCTACGGACGGCTACGCTGGTGTAAAAGGAGTTGGTCCCAAAACAGCCGATAAGCTTTTGAAACAAAAAGGAGCAACTTGGAAGTCTGTCGTTGAGATTTATGAATCAAAAGGCATGACCGCTGATGAAGCCCTACTTAACGCTCGTCTTGCTTATATCCTAAGAGCAGACGACTACGACGTAAACCAACATAAAATAAAAGCACTATGGTCGCCACCGAGCAAGTAACCCTCCCAGACTCTGGGGAACGCTCCGAGTTCACCACGGGTGCTGTACGTGATGCTATGGGAGGTAAGGGCTTGCCCTCTTTACTCCCTATCGAAGCCTTACGTAGAGCATCTCGTCGTTTTGAAGACGGAGCTAGTAAATATGGACGTAACAACTGGCAGAAAGGAATCCCTTTGAGCCGTTACGTCGACGCCCTCTACCGTCATCTATGGCAATATATGGAGGACGACGACAACGAAGACCACGGCGGTGCTATTATATGGAACGCTATGTGTCTTGTGCAGACTAAGGAGTGGATAAAGCAGGGTAAACTACCCAGCGAACTAGATGATTTAACCTAATAAGGGACTAATATGAAAGAAGTTACTATACCTTTAAAAGTTGTAGAATACCTAGAAACCATTTACCCGTTGAGGGATTTCACACCAGATAAATCACTACGTGAAATTGATTACCACAATGGTCAGCGGTCGGTTGTAAGGTTTCTGCGGTCTAAGTATAATGAACAAAACGAAAACATCTTAACCACTAACCCTTATAGAGATTAAATAGTATGTGTATGTCAGCCCCTAAAATGCCTCCACCCCCAGAGCCACCACCTCCACCGCCTCCACCCACTAAGACGGCTGATACGGTAAAACCAGCAGTAAAACGGAGCGGTGCTACGAAGCGACGGGGTACTGGTTCACTAACCGTAAGACGTCCCTCTTTAAACATTAACTCTTCTGGTTCAGGTGTAAACATTTCTCGATAATCTTAAACGAAAACAATAATCATGGCATCAAAAACAATAAACACTACTGTGACCGCTGACGGTAACACCCTCGTTCCTGACTGGAATGGACGCCTCGGAGCGTTCCTTGCCGCTGGGACTTTCGACGGTGCTACCGTAAAGCTACAGCAAAAGATAGGCTCAACTTGGGTCGACCTTGGAAGTGATACTACGCTTACAGCCGACGGAGGTGGTCAATTCATCACCCCTCAATCCGAGCTTCGTGTTAATACTTCCTCCGCTGGAGCTGGCACTAGTATTACTATTATCGTAAAACCACTTATGGTCTAAAATGATATTCCGTAGAATCCGACCCCAAGCCCTAAACACTTATGCTGACGGACTAACGCTGAGTTTAACGGCTGGGTTGACTGAGGGTCTCACGCCTGTTCGTATTTTCCAAAACCTTTACTTACAACCTGATGGAACGTCAGCATACTTTCAGCCAGATGGTTCCTCATATTATCTCCAACCTTAATATATCATGCCAAACATAACAGTATCTTCTTCAGTTGACTCAATGCTGAGAGCTTCCGATGCCCCCAGCATTCGTGACGCTATCGGGTCAATCAACTACCCTTACACAACGGACTTTATTTCAGGCACAGAGCAGACGAGAAACCTGACGAGTATCACTAACTCATCTGGTTATACTTACAATAACAACCTCACATCTATCTATGTTGGAAGTAACGTGACTACGCTTGGGAGTTCGGCTTTTGCTTACTGCGCAAACCTTACCAGTGCAAACATTCCCGATAGCGTGACTACG